GGATGCACCCGAAAGCAAACCGCGTATCATAACTGCCTTTAGGAAAAATAAGGAGGATGCGGGATGATCCGTGAATATGACCGTGTTAAGGTAAAAAGTACTGGAGATACCGGCATTGTTGTCGACATCAGAAATACCAACGGGACGTATTTTTTGGTGGAAAGAGATAGCGATAACGAGCTGATTGACTGCATTGCCAGCGAACTGGAAAAATTGGGCAGAGGACAACAATGAACATTGATATTCAGGATCACAGCGCGGAGGTTTCCACTGAAATCAAGGCGGCATTGCTGCGGGGCCTTGAAAAGATTGGGCTGGTGGCAGAGGGATACGCAAAAAAGCTGTGCCCTGTTGATACCGGCAACTTGCGGAACAGCATTACCCATATGATAGACGAGCAGGAACCGGCGGCAATTATCGGAACGAACAATGAGTATGCTGCTTACGTCGAGCTTGGCACGGGCATTTACGCCGAAGGCGGAGGCGGACGGCCTACACCGTGGGTGTACCAGGACGCAAAAGGCAACTGGCATTACACACGCGGCAACAAAGCGCAGCCATTTTTGAAACCCGCTGCCGCCGACCATGCGGGACAGTATCGGGACATTTTGGAGGAAGAGTTGAAAAATGGATGAATCCTTACAAAAAGCCATTATTGCCGCGTTGGATAAAGGGCTTCGGGTGGAAGTCCTGAAAGATAAGGACGGCAACATCATCGCCCAAACCATCCAGCGAAAACGTCTGAAAACTTAATATCCGCACCCACGCCCTAAATGATGGGCGGGACGGGCTGAATGAAGCCAACTACCGAGGTTTTCTCGGCGGTTGGCTTTTCTTTTTTGGTAAACGCCGCGAAGCATAGCGGTTTTTATACAATCTATCGCCGCGACGGACTGCGGACAAGGGAAAGGAAGATAGAACAATGGCACTTACACGCAAACTTTTGAAGGGGATGGGCCTTACCGACGAACAGGTGGATACCATCATCGAAGCGCATACCGACACCGTGGACGGCCTGAAAGCGGACGTAAGCCGCTACAAGGCGGACGCGGAGAAGCTGCCCGGTGTCCAGAAGCAGTTGGACAACCTCAAGGCGGCTGGTGACGGCGGCTATCAAGAGAAGTACGAGAAGGAGCACAAGGCTTTCGAGGACTTCAAGGCTAATGTCACCGCAAAGGAAAGCAAGGCGGCGAAGGAAAAGGCCGTCCGGGCTTACTTTGAGAGCAAACACATCACCGGCGCGAATTTAGACCTTGCCATGCGCGGTTGCGGCGAGGAAATGGCCGCATTGGAGCTGGACGGCGAGAAGATCAAGGACACCAAGAGCCTTGATGCACTCGTGGACGGCACCTACAAGGGGCTTGTCTCCACCACGCAGACAAAGGGCGCGAATCCCGCCAATCCCCCGGCGAACACCGGCGGCGCAAAGACCCGCGAGGACATCTATAAGAAGGACGATAAGGGCCGCTATGTGATGTCTACGGCGGAGCGCCAGAAAGCACTTGCCGATCTGATGGCAAGCGAAAACAACTGATTTTTTGAAAGGAGCTATTTATGGCTGCGAAAACTAACGTAACAACTTCTGCCCAGTTTACCACTTCCGCCCGTGAGGTGGATTTCGTGTCCCGCTTTGCTGATAACTGGGACGCACTTCGCAACATCATGGGCATTATGCGTCCTATCCGCAAGGCCCCCGGCACGAAGCTGGTTTCCTACAAGGCCAGCGTGGACGGGGGTCTCAAGGGCGGCACTGTGGCTGAGGGTGACGAGATCCCCTTCACCAAGATGAAAGTGGAGCCTGTTGCCTACGGCGACATCGACATTTCCAAGTATGCCAAGAGCGTGACGATCGAGAGCGTGGCAAAGTACGGCGCTGACGTTGCCGTGGAGAAGACCGACGAGGCTTTCCTCGTGGCCCTGCAGAACAAGGTCCTGACCGACTTCTACACCTTCCTCGGTACCGGCACTTTGAAGGTGACCGAGAAGACGTGGCAGCGTGCTCTGGCTATGGCTAAGGGCAAGGTTCTGGACAAGTTTGCCGGTCTGGATAAGGACGTGACCGAGGTGGTGGGCTTCGCCAACATCATCGATGCTTACGATTACCTGGGCGACAAAGAGATCACCGTTCAGACCATGTTCGGCATCAACTACGTGGAGAACTTTATGGGCTACCGCACTCTGTTCCTGCTGCCTGAGAAGTACATCGCCTCCAAGAAGGTGATTGCTCTGCCCGTGGAGAACATCGACCTGTACTATGTGGACCCAAGCGACAGCGACTTTGCTAAGCTGGGCCTGAACTACACCGTGAAGGGCGAGACCAATCTGATCGGCGTCCACGTGGACGGCGATTACAGCCGCGCCACAGGCGATATGTACGCCATCATGGGCATGAAGTTGTGGGCTGAATATCTGGACGGCATTGCCGTGGCTACCGTTTCGGTGGCCGGTGCGGGCTAAATAGGGGGGGCAGCGTAATGCTTGAATAGGTCTTACGGCACTTGAACAACTGGTTCCTTGTGGACATTCACGAGGGCACGTTCACCGTGGAGAATGGCAGCATTACGCTGCCCTTTCTCCAAACCAATCAATATTTCCGCATCTGCGGCTCCGTGTTCAATGATGGCCTGCACCTGTATCCGGCGGTTGACCTGACGGATGAAACATTTATCGGTACGGTGTGGGCACTGGCGGTGCCGAAGGCGGTTGTGACGCTTTCCATCGATATTGCCGCGTGGGAAGAAAAGAACGGTGAAGCCGTTTTAAGCCCCTACACGAGCGAGAGTTTCGGCGGGTACAGTTACACTAAGGCAAGCGGTGGGAAGTCCGACGCAAGCGCTGTGACGGGCTGGCAGGATGCTTTTAAGGGCCGATTGAATGACTGGCGGAAACTCAAGGGGGTGGAACCGTAATGCTGTTGGACGCGTTTGGTAAAAAGTGCGTGCTGATTGAAAAGAAACGCACGGGCGACGGCGCTGGCGGCTATATCACGGAATGGGTTGACGGCGCTGAGTTTCTCAACTATCAGGCGCTTGATACATCCATGGAAGCCCGGAGGGCGGAACAGGAGGGCGTGACCTCGGTGTATTCCGCGCTGGTCAACCGGGGCGTGCCCATTGAGTACAACGATTATTTCCGGGATGGGGAAACGGGGCTGACTTATCGGGTGACGTCAAACCCGGAGGAAAAGGCGGCTCCGAAATCTGCCGGACCGGCAATCCGGGCGCTTAAATTCTTTACTGCGGAGCGAAAGGAACTGCCGAAATGACGAAGGATAAGGCGCTTCATGCGTGGTTTTCTCAATTCCTCCCAGCATTCCCAACATCCAATGTGCCGGAGGACGCGACGTTCCCGTGGCTGACCTATGAACTGATTACCGGGTCATGGGAGAGCGGTGAAATCGCGCTGACGGTAAACCTCTGGTATTACACGGAAAGCGAGGCAATCCCCAACGCCAAGGCACAGGAAATCTCTGACGCCATCGGCATGGGCGGCGCGTTCGTTCCCTATGACGGAGGCGCGATGTGGATCAAGCGCGGCTCCCCGTGGTGCCAGAACATCGCGGACGAGAGCGATAAAGACATCAAGCGGCGGTATCTCAACATCACGGTGGAATATCTGTCGCAAAACTGATGAAAGGACGAAACTATGAAATTCACAAAAATTCCTTCCGATGCATTTCAGAAATTGCAGATCAACGCCGGTATTCTGACCACCGATTTTACCCCGGCCACCGGAACCATCGGAGAGGCGGGACAGATTGGCGCGACTACCGGCGGCGTGAATTTTACCGCAACGCCGACCTATTCGGACTTTGGCGAGGACATTGACAACTGCCCCAAGAACATGAAGGAGCTGAAACGGCTGGATTCTTGGGAGGCGAAGATGACGGGTACGTTCATCAATGCAGACACCAAGATCGCAAAGAGCCTTTGCGGTGCTGCCGATGTGGGTACCAGCGATGGAAAGGTCACGCCTCGGAACGATCTGTCGGACGCCGACTTTTCCGACATCTGGCTGGTGGGCGACTACTCCGACAAGAACGGCGATAAAAATGGCGGCTTCATTGCCATCCACCTGATGAATGCACTGTCCACCGGCGGCTTCCAGCTGCAGACCAGCGACAAGGCAAAGGGCCAGTTTGCGTTTGAGTATACCGCCCACTACTCCATGGCGGCACAGGACACGGTCCCCTTTGAGATCTACATTAAGGCCGGTACGGCGGAGGGCTAATATGAAACTTTCCGACATTCATGGCGAGCGGGTGTTTGACGTCATTGCAGACATCATTGACCCCATTGCCAACATCGCAGAGGACGAAAAGGCATCCGCCATGTTTCGGCGTGAAAAGATCCCCGAGGGAATGACGGCGAAGGAGTTTGCAATGCAGCGGGCGCGTAAAGCGCTCCCTGCACTGCTCAAGCAGCATAAGGGGGATATCATCGATATCCTTTCTGCTATCGAAGGCGTGAGTGCAGAAGCCTACAAGGGGACGCTGAATCTCGCAAAACTGATGCGGGACGCAACAGAACTTCTGACGGATGAGGCGTTTGGAGAACTTTTTATCTCAGCGCAGAGCGGGAAATCCTCTGGCTCTGCGCAGGAGAATATCGAGGGCAAAAACAAGTAAAGCCTTTCCTACGGTACTGTGTGGCGCGGGTCAAAGAGAAAGCGAAAACCGAGGCATACCACATCTATGTGACCGACGCGCTGCGCATTGTGGCCGAAAACACGGCGCGATACGCGGGCGGGAACTACATCAAGGCACGATACGCGGACATTATTGAGCCAAAAAAGCAGGACAGCAGAACATGTGAAGAGATCACCGCCGATGTGGTCGCGCGGTGCGGATTGGTGGTGAAAGCATGAATTTAATGGACCTGTTTATCAAGGTCACTGTGGACGACAGCGGCGTGGACAGCGGGTTTTCCGAAACAGGACAAAAAGCGGATGCGTTGGCAAGCAAACTGAAAGGCGGGCTTGCAACGGCGGCGAAGACTGGTGCAGCTGCTTTAACGGCAGCTGCAACCGGCATCTCCATATTGACAAAAAAATCCATTGACGGATACGCAGAATACGAGCAGCTTGTCGGAGGCGTAGAGACGCTGTTCAAAAACTCTGCCGATCAAGTCATAGAATACGCAAACCACGCGTATGAAACCGCAGGACTTTCCGCCAATGAGTACATGGACACGGTTACGTCATTTTCGGCGTCGCTGTTGCAGGGCCTTGGCGGTGACACAGAAAAGGCGGCGGAGGTAGCAAACCAGGCTGTCGTTGACATGGCGGATAACGCGAACAAGATGGGCACAAGTATGGAGATGATCCAGAACGCCTATCAAGGTTTTGCAAAGCAAAACTATACCATGCTGGATAACCTCAAACTCGGTTATGGTGGCACGGCGACAGAAATGGCGCGGCTCATCAACGATTCAGGGGTGCTGGGCGATACCGTCGAGGTCACAGCGGACACAGTCAATAGCGTTTCTTTCGACAAGATGATTGAAGCAATCCATGTGATCCAAGATCAAATGGGGATCACCGGGACAACGGCGGAGGAAGCGGCAAGCACTATCGAAGGCAGTGTTAACATGATGAAATCCGCTTGGTCAAACCTTGTAACAGGAATTGCAGATGATAACGCAGACCTTGACCAGCTGATTGAAAACTTTACCTATTCGGTTGGTAAAGCGGCCGAAAATATTCTTCCGCGTATTGAAAAAATTTTTACCGGGTTTGGGGATTTAATTACACGGCTTGCCCCGGTTATTTCCGAGCAGTTACCGTCGCTTGTTAGCTCTGTTTTGCCATCGCTTGTGAGTGCTGCCACTGCTTTGGTGCAGGGGGTTGTAGACGCAGCTCCCGGAATTGTTGCGGCACTTGCGGATATGGCCCCTGAAATTACGGGAGCAATTTTATCTGTTATTCCACAATTATTAGACGCAGGCGTGCAAATGCTGATTGCTTTGGTGCAAGGGATTGCTTCGGCCATGCCGGAAATCGCACCGCAGTTGGTTGATTGCGTGGTACAGATTGCGGAAATATTGACTCAGCCAGACACACTTGTCGCCCTTATTGAAGCAAGCACAATGTTTATTGTTGCGCTTGCAGAAGGCCTAATTGATAATCTACCAAAGCTTTTGGATGCAGCCCCTGAGATTATCAAAAACCTTGCATCCGCGTTTATCCAGTCCATAGGCTATATCGGAGAAGCCGCCATCGAAATCGGAATAGCCCTTGTCAAAGGAATCTGGGAAGGCATCAAGAGAATGGGCGATTGGCTAACAGGCATGGTAAAGGGCTTTTTCGACGGCATTGTGGATGGTGTAAAAGGCGTTCTCGGTATTCACTCACCGTCTCGCGTCTTCGCCGGGATCGGCGAGAACATGGCGCTTGGCTTGGGCGAGGGCTGGGATAACGAATACGGCAATATCAAGCGCAGCATTGCATCTGGCATGGACTTTGGAACGGCATCAGTCGATTTTGGAGCCTCCGGCGTCGCGGCGATCGGCAACTCTATTGCGTCCGGTGTTGGTGCATTGGCGACCGGCGGTGTGGGGAGTATTGTAATCAATTTGACAACCGAACTTGACGGCGCAGTATTGGCGCGAAAAATGGTGCCGTACAACGCAGCGGAGGCATTAAGGAGCGGCGCATGAGTAAAACGATCAAAATCAACGGAATTGATTTTACATCCTACTTTACGCCGGTCGGCTACAAGGTGGGACACAAGAAAATTAAGGGGCCAAACGAAGGATACATGTTGGACGGCAGCTTCACGGAGGACGTGCTTGCAATCAAGGCAGTTATTACCTGTACGTGTATGCCTCTAACGGAAACACAGCTGAACACGTTACTCGAGCAACTGTACAGTGGAAATCTGAGCGTATATTTTTTCGACACCCAAAGCGGAGGATACCGCACGGCAAACATGACGTGCGATCCTCCAGAGGGCGTTGACAGAGGAACCGGAACGAACGCTGCAGAATATTGGACGGGCATGGTGCTTGCGTTTACGGAGAAATGATATGAAGATCACCTACAAAAATTGGATGTTTGATTCTTCCCAAACAGAAAAAGCTGCGCCCACACGAGAGCAGTCATTAAGCTGTGAGAGTATTTCTGCCGATACGCTGACAGTTGTTGTGCGATGCGACGATCCTTCGATTATGTCATTTCAGAAGAATGACGCTATTCGTTTCTGGGAAAACGATTCTAACGCATCAATGCAGACTTACTATTTACGGTCGATTGAGCGGACGGGCGCAACCGCATATAAAATTGTAGCGTGGTCTGCGGTCGGTTTATTGGCAACGATCCCGCATAAAGGCGGCATTTATACAGGGCAAACCGTTTCTGATGTAATTCCCGATATTTGCGGTGCGGTTCCAGTTGTGGTCAAGAGCGTTTTTGCGAAGGTTAAACTATACGGCTGGCTCCCGTATTGCCAGCCGAAAACAAACGGGCAAGGCAAAAGTGCAAGGGACAACCTGGCGCAAGTGCTTTTTGCAATTGGCGCATATTTAACAACCGACCTAAACGGCGTTTTGCACATTGATTCCCTGTGGGACGGAACGGCGTCTGTGATTCAAGGCAACAGAATGTATTTGAACGGCGGAAAGGTTGGGTATAGCGACCCCATCTCCGCCGTGACGGTGACAGAGCACCAGTATGTGGCGGGGACGGAAACGAAGGAGTTGTTTTCCGGCACGGCGCAGAATGGCGATATCATCACATTCTCTGAGCCGATGCACTCCCTCTCCGCAACCGGCTTTACCATTCTAGAAAGCGGCGCGAACTACGCAAAGATTTCCGCAGGAACTGGCGCACTGACCGGAAAGGCGTATATCCACAACACCCGCTTAATCACTCAGCCCGTGACGGCAGACGCGGCGGAAAACGTGAAGTCCGTTACGGATGCCACACTGGTATCTCTGGTAAATTCCTACGCCGTGGCGAAGCGTCTTGCGGACTATTACCGATGCCGCGAAACTATCACCAATGACATTGTAAGCGGGCACGAGAAACCGGGCCATGTTGTGAGCGTATATCATCCGTATGACAAGAAAATGGTTTCTGCGTGTATCCAGTCTTTGGACACCACCATGAGTGCGACGCTGAAAAGTAGCATGGAGGCGCTGGTGGGCTTCACCCCAGCACAGCCGGAATCTGCGGAGTATTTTGACGAGCGAGTTGTCCTGACCGGCTCCGGCGAGTGGGAAGTGCCTGAGAATGTGACCGCAATCACGGCAGTTTTGATCGGCGGTGCGCAGGGTGGCCACTGCGGACACGGTGGCAATCCGGCGGAGGCAAAAACGGAAAGCTACACGGAAACGATCCTTGGATCGCTGCTCCAGCGCAACACGGACAAGTGGGCGCTGGGCGGCAAGGGCGGCAAGGGCGGCGATCCCGGCTCCGGCGGCAAAATTTTGCAAGCGACGTTTGACGTGACTCCCGCGCAAAAGTTTTCTTATGCCTGCGGCGTTGGCGGGTTTGGCGCTGCGTTTGACGCGAACAACTGGGCCAACACACCCAACACGCCGGGAGCAACCGGAACAAAAACCACCTTCGGCAGTCTCGACAGCTCCACCGGGTCAACATCCGATATCGGCTACACAGATCCGGTGACCGGCGAGGTGTTTGCCGCGAAAGGCGAGCAGGGCATTGCCGGTGGTGACGGCGCGGGCATGAACTCGGATCACGGGGACAATGACCGGCATATTCCGCTGAAATCCACATCCGTTGTGGATGAGGACGGTCATCTGTGGGAGGGTGGTGCTACAAAGGTTAACGATAACGGCATTGTGCTCCCCAGCGCTGGCAATGAGCAGAGTTTCACTGGCGATTTGGGGGAAGGCTATTGCGGTGGTGCAGTTTCGTATAACTGCGGCAGTGGCGCTGCCGCCGGTGCGAACGGCAATCCCGGAAATGCAGCAGGGTCTTTCCGGCTGGTAGCGGTCCCGTCCAGCGGTATGCCAAAAACGTCTATTACCGTAACGGCCAGAGGCAGCGCCTCCGTGCCCGGAGCCAACGCAACGCTGGTCCCAAGAAAGCCCGCTGCATACGGCAAAGGCGGCAGGGGCGGATACGGTGGCGGCGGCGACGGCGCTACTGGCATTAGTCAGACCTATTACGGCGGCAGCAAAAGCGGCACACTCAACAACTACCCGGGCAGCGTCCGCACCACCGGCAGCAACGGCGCACAGGGCGGCCCCGGCGGCGATGGCTGCATCATCCTGTACTACCGCAAGCCGAAGCCGGTGCAGTCCGGCGCATTGCGAACAAGCGATGGCCGCGACCTGTTGGACGCCCTCGACCGCAGAATGATCGTATAAGGAGGTGCGTTATGCCGAACGATTATTACACCATGATTTTCACAGGCGAAAAAACGGACGAGCTGCTGAAGCGCGTGGACGATGGGGAGATCATCATCCCATCCTCCACGGCGGGAAGCACGAAGAAATTCAAGCTGACGGTAGACGATACCGGCACCGTCAGCGCCACGGAGGTGACGTCCTGATGGTACAGGGTGATGCGTACAGCATCGATATCACGATCAAAAACCTGGGCGAGGCGATCCCGATTGAAACCGTGGAGAAGGTGGAGGTCACTCTGCTGAACCTGACGCGGTCTTATCCGGAGGAGGTCACCTATTCGGACGGGAAATTTCACTTCCCGGTCACCCAAACGGAGACCTTCAAGCTTCCCCCGGTGTGCCCCATGCAGGTCCGGGTGAAGTTCACCGGCGGGGACGTGGTCGGCTCCATGATCCAGATGGTGGAAGTAGCCGGGGCAATCAGTAAGGCGGTGCTGTGATGCTTACCTTTGAGCTGCAGCCGCGAGAGGCCCTTGAGATCTCCTTTGCCGTGTCTATCGTCGCGGGAAAGGGAGACCCCTACACCGGAGCCTACAAGGTGACGCCCAAGATCTACGGCCCGGTGGTGCTGGAAACAAAGGACAAGTCCATGGCGGACGATGTGACGGTCTTAAAAATCCCCCAATTTGAGGTGTCCAACGAGGCCGGGGGAAATACATTGATTATGGGAGACGAATATTATGGCGGATAAGTACATCAACAAGGTCATCATCGGCAATGACGTCAAGCTGGACCTCACCGCGGATACCATCACCCCGGAGGACCTGAAAAAGAACGTCACGGCCCACGACAAAAGCGGCGCCCCCATTGTCGGCACAAACACATTTGACGCCGACACCCAGGACGCAACGGCGGCAGCGGCAGAGCTGCTGGACGGCAAGACCGCTTATGCCCGTGGCGCAAAGTTCACCGGCACCATGCCCAACCAGGGCAGCAAAACCTTAACCATTGCCGCGAAAACCGAAACCCCCGCTATCCCCATGGGCTTCCACGACGGCTCCGGCAAAGCCCAGATCGACGCGGACGAACAGGCAAAGATCATCCCCGGCAACATCAAGCAGGGCGTGTCCATCCTTGGCGTAGAGGGTACTTATGGCGGCGAGGCCGTCAAGGCCCAGGCCAACAAGAACGTCACCCCCACTATGGCCCAGCAGGTCATCACCCCGGATGCGGAGTATGACTATCTGGCCCAGGTGACCGTGGCGGCTATCCCTATCACTTACACGGACAACGCGGCGGGTGGCCAGACGTTGGCGGTGGGAGCGTGATGGTATGGCGGTCAATAAGGTCGAGGTAAACGGTGAGACAAAGCTGGATCTGACCCAGGACACCGTGACCCCGGAGAATCTGCTCTCCGGGGCCACCGCCCACAACGCAGCCGGGGAAAAAGTCACCGGCTCCATGGGTTCCATCAAAACCTACACCGCCACCATCGGAACTGCGTGGGTGGAGGATGAAAACACCGGCGTCAAGACGCAGACGGTTGCCATTGCCGGGGTCAAGGCCGCCAACACCGCCACGGTAGACCACGTTTACACGGGGGCCGGAACCTCCGACGATTACGCGGCCTTTGTGGAGGCGGAAAACCAGTACCTGACCTATATCACCAACGGCTACGCCGAGACTTATGACGGCGGCATCAAATTCACGATCTTCGGGGACGCCAACACGGTTGCAATCCCCATTGTTGCGGAGGTGAGCTGATGGGCCGGGTAACAGTGGCAGGTGGAAATCCGGGGATGAAAGCGCCGGTGACGTACAAGGCGAATTTTGCGGACAATACGTGGGCGCAGATCATTGATGCCTGCCACAAAAACAAAGTGCCGGAGACGTGGGTAGTTGGGAACCAGAAAGCCATGACGATTAACGGGGCAGATTACGTTATCGACATTATCGGCAAGAATCATGACGATTATGCTGATGGCTCCGGGAAAGCTCCCCTGACCTTCCAGCTGCATGACTGCTACGCGGACAGAAATATGATGAACGGTGGCAACACCAACAGAGGCGGCTGGACGAGCTGTGACATGCGGCAGACGAACCTGCCCGCCATTCTGGCACTGATGCCAACGGAGGTACAGAACGGCATCCAAGAGGTGAATAAGCTAACCTCGGAGGGTTACCGGAGCACCACCATCAGCACCACGGCGGACAAGCTATTCCTGCTGAGCGAGATCGAGATTTTTGGCAACATCACCTATTCTGTAAGTGGTGAGGGAACGCAGTACGACTATTACAAGGTGGGCAACAGCAAGGTGAAGAATTACAACGGTAGCGCGAACTACTGGTGGCAGCGCTCTCCATACATTGGCAACTACACGAGTTTCTGCGCGGTCGGCAACAGCGGCCTCGCCGACCATATCAGTGCGAATGATGTGTATTGCATATCTTTTGCCTTCTGCTTCTAAGGGGGTGGTGTAATGGGACATTGTTTGTTTATGCGGAAGGGCAGTGTGCACAAAAAACCGTCTTTGCTGCCCTCTGGCTACACAGAACTGGCGTATATCCAAAGTAGCGGAACGCAGTACATTGATTCAGGCTTAAAACCAAACCAAAATATGCGTGTTGTTGTGAAGTTATCTACGTCAGAAACCGGCAGCTATACGATGTTCGGGGCAGATCTTAGCTGGACTGATGATGGCTTTGCGCTTGGCGTTGGATTTACCCATTACGGAAAAGAAACCGGAACGATTTCCGGGTTGAATAACGGATCTCCGCATGAGGTTGATTTTAACAAAAACATTATCTCTGTGGATGGATCAACTGTTCTGACTATGGGGGCTTCGACATTTTCTATTCCATACAATTTGGTTCTGTTTGCAAATAACCGCGCCGGGGGGATTCAGGAAAAAACAACGATGGCGCTCTATTATTGCAGGATTTTTGATGGAGACACCCTCCTGCGCGACTATATCCCTTGTATCAACGCATCCGGAGCGGTGGGGCTGTATGACTTAGTGGGCAGGCAGTTCTACGGCAACGCGGGGACCGGGGTCTTTACAGGAAGCGAGGTGGCATGATGGGCAAAGTGATTATGAGCGGCATTGTGCCGCTGCTGAAAGCGCCCAGCACGGGGATTTTGGCGCAAGACATTGCCGTGGGGTCGGTTGTCAAGCTGATGGAGGGCGGCGTGGCGGTGGAGTATCTGGTGGTCAACCAGGGCAAGCCGTCCGGGAGCTCGCTGTATGATGATTCCTGTGACGGAACGTGGCTGTTGAGGAAGGATATTCACAGCAACAGGCAGTGGGACCCCAACAACGTAAACAAGTATGGAAGCAGCGCGATCAACACATGGCTGAACGGGGACTTTTTCAATAGTTTAGGAAGTGTGGAACAAGCGACCATCAAGCAGGTGAAGATACCGTATCGGAGTGTCGGTGGCTCCGGTGGCACTGACCAGAGCGGTGCGAATGGGCTGCCCTGCAAGGTATTCCTTTTGAGTGGCTACGAAGTTGGCTGGACGACCAGCGACGACGATTACTTCCCGGTGGACGGTGCAAAGCTGTCCTACTTCGAGTCTGGAACCGGTTCGTCTGCAAACAACAAGCGTATTGCGAACCTGAACGGCTCGGCCGCCTACTGGTGGCTCCGCTCCCCGAAAACCAGCTACTCCAGCCGCGTGTGGCACGTCGACTCCGACGGCGGCTACTACTACTACTACGCATACAGCTCGTACGGCATCCGCCCCGCCCTTATCCTCCCCAAAACTGCCCTGTTTGACAAAACCACCCTGCTCCTAAAGGGGGTAAAGTAACGGGAAAAAGCCGGAGGTCAATCCTCCGGCAGGTCCCACAATGCTTCCGACGCGGCCTGCTGGGCGACGATCTTTTTCTTGAGTTCGTCCAGCTCGTCCAGCAGCTCCACAGTCATGTAGTAGAGTTCTTCATAGGCTTGGCGCTGTGCTTCGGGCATGTTGACCACCTCCTTTGAGGGGATGATACCACAAAGGCCGTGTCGGAATTTGGCGAAATTTGGGCCTTAAAACTGCAACTTTTAAGGAGTTAAAAATGGAAATTTTACAAATCGTTCTGACCGCTGCCACCGGCTCCGGTGTGACTGCCATCATCCTCGCCATTTTACAGCGGAAATGGACTAAGGATGACAAAAGCGATGCCATCGTGGAGGCTTTAAAGGTTCTCATGGTGGATCGCGTCCGGCATTTGGGGCAGGCGTACATCGCGGCTGGCTCCATCAGCCTGTCGGACAAAGAAGCCTTGGGAGAAATGCACCGTGCGTACAAGGCGCTGGGGGGCAACGGGCATCTCAATACGATTATGGCGGAGGTGGAGGACCTACCGCTGAGAAAGGAGTAAAACTATGGAAAATCTGAAAAAGCGGCTGGCAAATCTGCTTGCGGTAAAAAGCCTTGTGACCATCGCTTTGACGGTGGTGTTCGCGGTGCTGGCCCTGCGGGGTGACATTTCCGGGACGGAATTTCTGACGATCTTTACCACTGTGATCGCGTTCTATTTCGGAACGCAGCGGGTGGCAGAAGATAAAAACGGTTGAGAATTCAACCGAAAATTTGAAAGGGGACATATTATGAACAAGATCTACGAGAACATCATCAACGAGGGCAAGAAGAACGGCGAGAGCATCGAGGTTATCAACACCAAGCTGAAGGCGGCGGGTGCCAACTTCCACCTGAATTCTGACGGCGGCGTGGCCGGTTGGACCGAGGACGAAATGCGGGAGGGCTTTATCCCTGCCGAGAAGGAGCCGGAGGACGCGCGTCATCTGCATGATTATATGCGGTACGATGTCACGAAGGCCGGTCAGACCGTCCGTGTGGAGACCCCGGAGGGCACCTACGATATTACGTGGGACAAGGGCGGTCATCCTGAGAAGGCTGTGAGAGTCAATGGTTGATACGTTCGACTGCGCCAAAGCGCAGATCTACCACAACATTGGCAAGCTGACCCCGGCGCAGATCAAAGCGAAAACCGGCTGCACCCACATCATCAACGGCTATCTGTTCAACGGCAAATTTCAGCCGGTTGGCTGGACGGTGATCGACGGCAAGGTTATCAGCCGGGACAAATACCAGGACTGGGGCGTGTCCATCGGCTCCGATGGTATCCCGCAGATGCTGACGGACCGGGGCGGATCGTTTTTGTCCGGCGTGCCCATCCTCAAGGCCGGGTCCAAGCTCTACCGGGGCCTGACCGCCGACGTGGCCCGGCCTGCTGCCCGGACGGCGGTGGGCTGGATGCCCAACGGCAAGGTATGCCTGTGGTGCGACAAGGCCAGCCTGACCCGTGAGCAGCTCCAGAACAAACTGCTGGGGCTGGGCGTGGTAGACGCCCTCATGCTGGACGGCGGCGGCTCCACCCAGGGCATTTTCCCCGGCGGGAAGGTGATCAGCAGCCGGAAGGTGCCAACGCTGCTGCTGTTTTGGGAGCGGTCGGCAAAGCCGGAAGATCAAGCCCTCGTATGGGGCAAGGCTCACGGCCTGCTGACGGACACCAACGCCGGGGAGACCGTGACCCGCGCCGACATGGTCCGGGCGCTGTATCAGATCTGGTGGGATAACCATGGTTGAGATCAATGCTTACAGCAAAGCCGCCTCCGGGGGCAAGCAGCTCTCCGCCCATTTTAAGGTGCGGGAGTTTGCGTGTGGAGACGGCAGCGACGCTGTTTTGGTGGCTCCCCGGCTGGTGATGGTGCTGGAAACCATTCGCTCCCATTTTTGCGCTCCGGTGGTCATCCATAGCGCCTATCGGACGCCGCGGTACAACGCCAAGGTGAACGGTGCGGCCCACAGCCAGCACTGCTATGGCATGGCGGCGGATATTTCCGTCAAGGGTCAGACACCGGCAGCGGTGGCGGCCTTCGCCCGGTCGATTATGCCCGACTGGGGCGGCGTGGGCATTTACAGCAAGCAGGGCTTCACCCACGTTGACGTGCGGGAGACAAAAGCCGACTGGGCGGGCTAAACATCTGAAAGGAGGGCCAGAAGATGGCAACATCCACGCTTTTTAGCGCTCTGCAAGTCTGGGAAACCTATGGAAAAAGAACACCGGGAGATCCGGGCGCTGTTGTCATCGATGGCCCCGGCCCGGGCGGCGCAGGCCGTCCGGTTGGTAGGGCTGCCGCCTGACGAAGAAGCGGCGGTGCTGGCGGTAGACGTCCACGGCCAGAGCTGCTTACAAGCGGCGGCACTGCTCCACGTCAGCGTGGACGGGTTAGCCAAAATCCGGCGAAGGGCCTACGCCAAGATCGCGGATGATATGCAGGGGTAAAAGGAGAGCCGTGTCCGAATCGGACACGGCTTTCTTATTTTTCTTCCCAAGCTACCAGCGTCCACCCTTTATACGTGGACACGGTGCAGGGCTTTCCGTTTGCCCTGCGGAAACGCCCCTCCATGGAGCGCTTGATCTGGCGGAAGCCGGAGGAAATGGCAGCGGCGCTGGCCTCCGTCGGCTCCATACCAAAGTCGGAGGTGTGCTGTCTGGCCCAGTCTGTCAGATTGGTCACGACAACCGGCTCCCCGTCCGGCGTGCGCAGGTGCCAGATCTTGGCGTTGCGGTTTTGCGGCCCTCGCTGGCCCTCCGGCAATGCAAGTGCGGCCTTCGTGCCGTTGGTCAGGTTTCCGGTTCTTTCCGCAACCGCAGCAGCGTTCTGCTTGGCGGCGGCGCTCCACTTGTTGTGCCGTCCCTTGTGCTGTTGGCTGCGCCATGCGGCGGAGCAGGCCGGGGAGCAGGTGCGCTTGTTGTTGGACGGCGGCGTGTCAAATTCCACGCCGCAGATCACACATTTTCGGATCATATCAGGTCGCGGACGTCCACACCCAGCGCATCGGCGATGGCGATCAGGTTCTTGGCGGTGAGGTTCCCGGCCTCCGCCTCGCCCAGCTCAACCCGCTGGATCTGGCGGATGTTGACGCCGGACGCTTCCGCCAGCTCTGCCTGCGTCAGGCTGGCTTTAAGCCGGTAATACAGCAGCCACGTCGTTGTGGGGTATCCCTTGTAAATCTCATCGTCGCCCATTTCCTTTGCGGCGGCAACCGGCATGCAGCCGACATTGCTGATTGTCCTGCCCTCTTTGATACAGCCGGAAATGCACTCACTCCCTCGCGCGCAAGCGTCCTTGATACTGTCGGCGCAGATAATTGCCTTAACGCGGCCAAGGAAAATTTTTGCGTGCGGTACGCCGATCTCCTTTGTCTCTTGCTCCGTCGGCGCACGGTCAAGATCTGCGGTAACGTAATAGGTTGTCATGCTTGATCTCCTCTCTCATTAGCAAAAATATTCAGCGACTTTACGGTCGGTGGTAAACCAGTTGGAAGATTCGGGGTCCCAGCGGAAGCCTGCGGCCTTGAGTTCCTTGCGGGCGGCGTAAGTTTTGCCAGTCACGATCCAGCCCATCGCATAGTCGGCTGCGATGGTACGGCGGAGACCGAGGCGGACACCGTTGATGACCTTCATACAATCGTTGGACATGAGCTTCTTGGTGGCTTCAAGGGTGCGCTTGGCGTTATCCCATGCGCGGCGGAGGCACTCGCCGAAACTGAGCTTGTTGACCCACTTCTGAGCCGTTCTGTAAAGGGTCCATGCGGCCTTCATGATCTCACTCTTGTTGTACTTCATTTTTATTTCCTCCTTGGGTTTCCCCTCTCTTTATGCTTTTATTATACGCTAATATTAGCGTAAAGTCAATAGGAAAAAGCGAAAAATCCCAAATATTTTTCGGGCAGTTTGAGGGCAGAATACAGGCAGTTTCCGGGCAGTTTGGCTGCCCGGATTTTTTGTATTATGGAGGCATAAAGGAGGCGCACACAATGTATGAACGGCTTTTGGCCTGCGGGTATCCGGCGGAGTTGGCGCGAGATATTGTGGCGCAGACCGATCCGGCGGATCTGGAACGCTGTGTGCGCATGATCGAGCTGCTCTACGATGATCGGAGGGAGTATGTATAGCCACTTTAATCCCAATCCATGCGGGAAAAATGTGGGGGACTGCACCGTGCGGGCAATCTCTAAGGCAACCGGGATGGAGTGGGGCGAGGTGTATTTGCGGCTGTGCATCCAAGGGTATCTGGACGGCGATATGCCGTCAGCCAACGCCTGTTGGGGGCGGTATCTGCGGAGCATCGGATACCGGAGGTACATCGTGCCGGATACTTGCCCGGATTGCTACACGGTGGGGCAGTTTGCGGAGGATCACCCGGTAGGCACGTATATTCTGGCCCTGTCCGGCCATGTGGTCTGCGTGCAAGATGGCACGATCTGGGATAGCTGGGACAGCAGCAACGAAACAGTATTGTATTTTTGGGTCAAGGAGGACTGATTATGGCTTACACACCTTACGGATGGCAAAATCCCTATTACGCACCGCCTATGCCGGATAACCTCATGCAGATGCGCCAACAGCAGATGCAGCCTATGACACCCCAGATGCCGCAGGCCCCGCAAAACCCGGTGGCGCAGAGCGGCGTCCAGTGGGTTAGTGGGGAACAGGAGGCCCGAAACTGGATGATTGCGCCCAACGCCGCCGTGGCGCTGTGGGACAGTACGGCTCCCACCGTCTATCTCAAGCAGGCGGACGCCAGCGGCAAACCGTCCCTTAAAATTTATGACCTCGTAGAGCGCTCTCAGACGCCGCGTACAGCGTCCACGGCAGACCCGGTGAAGTTTGTCACGCGGGAAGAATTTGACGCTCTGGCGGCGGTTGTGGACGGCATGAAGGGCAAAAAGAAGGTAAAGGAGGCGGATACGGATGGCTAATCCATTTTTCAACGCTTTGGGCGGCGGGAACACGCCGGTAGGCCGGTTTCAACAAATGATGCAGCAATTCAACCAGTTCCGATCCTCTTTTCAGGGGGACCCGAAGGCGGAGGTCGAGAAACTTTTGCAGTCCGGCAAAATGTCTCAGAGCCAGTTGAACCAGCTGCAGGAAATGGCGAAACAGTTTCAAGGGCTTTTAAAGTAATCAACATCGTGGCCACGATTTGATAAATAAAAAATTGAAAGGAGTTTTTCTATGTCTCTTTCCTCTGACGGCGCTCCCATGCTGACGATGCCTGTGGCTCCCGCCAATTCCGGCGGCAGCGGCGGCTTTGGCTGGGGCGGTGACGGTGCATGGTGGATCATTATCCTGTTTTTGTTTGTTTTTTGCGGCTGGGGCGGCAACGGCTGGGGCAACAACGGCGGCAATGGCGGCGGCGTGGTCGACGGCTATGTGCTGACCTCTGACTTTGCCAATGTTGAGCGCAAGATCGACAGTGTAAACGACGGCCTGTGCAACGGTTTTTACCAGCAGGCGCAGCTCATCAACAACACCAACATGGCAATGGCAAACGGCTTCGGACAGGCCGAGCTTTCCCGCGCCAACCAGCAGGCGGCACTCATGCAGCAGCTGACTGCCATGCAGATGCAAGCCGCCGAGTGCTGCTGCAACACCCAGCGCAGCATCGAGGGCGTACGTTATGACATGGCCGCTCAGGCTTGCGATACCCGGAACACGATGCAGAACGCCACCCGGGACATTATCGACAATGCCAACAGCAACAGCCGTGCGATCCTCGATTTCCTGACCCAGAGCAAGTTGCAGGATCTCCAGAGCGAGAACCAGGGCTTGAAGCTGGCCGCATCTCAGGCGGCGCAGAACAGCTATCTGGTGTCTCAGCTCCGGCCCTCTCCCATTCCGGCCTACACGGTGCAGAACCCCTATTGCTGCAATCAGTTTGCCGGTTGCGGCTGCTGACAACTGCATAGCGTAGCTTTTTGCCGATAATGGCAAAATGATCGGCCCCGTGTCGATGCTAAACCAAAGCGGCGGGGCAATAGCCCTGCCGCTGATTTTATGAAAGGAGTTTTCTATGCCTGAATACACTGCGATTGCCACGCAGACTGTGGCGGCAAATCAGAACGTGCTTTTTACCGAGGCACCGATCCCCTGCACTAAGGGCCTTGTGACGCACCGCGCAGGCTCCGGCCTGTTTAACCTCCGTGGTAACTGCTCCCAGTGCCGCGCCCGCTATAAGGTGGACTTTATCGGCAATATTGCCGTAAGCACCGGCGGGACCCCCGGCCCCATCTCCGTTGCCATTGCGGTTGACGGTGAGCCTCTGCCGTCCTCCGTTGCGACGGTGACGCCCGCAGCGGCGGGGGCATTTTTTAATGTGGCGGCATCCGAGTACGTTGACGTTACAAAGGGCTGCTGCGCGTCGCTGTCCATCCGCAACGTTAGTGGCGAGGCCATTGACGTGAGCAACGCGAACCTTATCATTACCAGAGTTTGCTGAGAAAGGAGAACACAATGGGAATGAAATCTATGTATGAACTGCGGGATATGCTCTGCAAGGAACTTGACGAGCTGATCCGCAAGGGCGAGCTGGGTGCCGGGGATCTGGACATTGCCCACAAGCTGACCGATACCATCAAAAACATCGACAAGATCGAGGCAATGGACGAGCGCGGCTATTCCGGGCGGTATCTGGACGATGATCTGCGCGGTTACAGCCGTGGCAGCTCCTATGCCCGGAGACATTATGTCCGTGGCCATTACAGCCGCACGGACGCCACCGAGCATCTTCGTAGCCAGATCAACGATATGATGCGGGAGACCGACGATGATCGCATCAAGGACGCCCTGCGCCGTGCAATGGACATGATGGAGGACTAAGGGGGTAGGCCCCAATGATTGACGAGCGAGAATTGGCGCTATGGATCAAGCGGTTAGAAACAGAAGAATCCAGTTGGTCAAACTATGAAAAGCTGGCGGCGCTGTATACCATCCAAAACCAGAACCAGGAGCCGGTGAGGAAAAGCCGTATGGTTGAGGCGTATTCTGCGGCTCCTGCGCCTGACAGCGAATTCCTCCGGGCGGCATCTAACGTTGACCCAGCCCGTGCGTGGGAGGTCATGGACGAGCTGATGGACAGCTTGAAAGTGGTCAACGAGCGGGTTTACAATAGCGTCATGCGGAAATTGGAAAGCTAAATTTAACCCCTCGGCAAATGCCGGGGGGTTAGTTATATTTTAATGTTAGTGTTGCGACATGAAAATAAGACTAACTTGGCGTTACAAAAAACGCACCGTCATTGTCTGCGTCGATGCGCTGGATCGTGCGTACCCAGAATTCTTTCTTTGCCTGCCGGCCTAAATCAGGATATTCCTTCAATTCCCGCCGTAATGTTTCAAGGTCAAATTCTTTTATAGGCTCCGGGTTTATTGCCGCGAGCTGCTGTTTCAATTCCGTATAGTCTTTTTTGTATTCTTCGATTTCAATCAAATCCGACAGATACAGGTCTTTCAGTTTTTGCATTTTCCGCTTGATTTGCTCCGCCGTTTTGGGCGGCTTTTTTTCTGCGGTTTTTGATTTGGAGTAATACTTTTTTGCGATCCCCTCAAATTCCCGCAGAAGGTAATCCTCCAGCACATCTTCCCGGATTCTGAGAATGTGTGGACAGTCGACTGGGTCAAGTGTGTGCGTTCTGCATCGGTAGTACTTGTATACTTTCTTTACGGTTTCCGGTTGCATGTTTCTTCCACACTCCCGACAGCGAAGGATCCCAGTAAACAAATATATCCGGTCCGCACTGGCGTTCCGCTGGCTTCGCCGTTCCAAGATTTTTCCAGCAAGGTCGAAGGTTTCTCGATCGACGAGTGCGGGCAATGCGTTTTCCACGCCGAACGCCTCACCTAAGTACAGGCGGCTTTTCAACGCATCCTTGTATTTGTTGTACGAGCGTTTGATCCCCCACTCCGTTGCCATATACCGCCTTAGCGCAAGGATGCTTTGCAGCCGTATAAAGGCCGGGAACATATCTCGCGCCGCATCTGCGGTTTCTTCATCAATGGCGTAGCGCCGGTTCTTCACGCAGATTCCGATGGGAGTTTTCCCGTTGGTGGGCTGGCCCTTTGCCCTCTTGCCCTCGTTGATGGCCTTAATGCGCTCCGATGTGCGGTCAGCTTCGTCCTGTGCTACCGACAACATAATATTGACCTTCAATCGCCCTGATGCAGTCCGCGTTTCGTAGTCCTCTCTAATGGCCTGCCAATCCACATGATTTTTGTCGAGAACCTCTTGCACGGCGTAGTACCCCGCCACATTCCGAAACCACCTATCCAGCTTGACAAAAAGGATGGTGTCGATTTTCCCAGCGCGGCAATCATCAAGCAGGCGCATCAAGGCCGGACGCTTTTTATACGGCTTTCTGGCGCTGATTCCGGCGTCCTCGTAAATGCCCACAACCTCCATGCCGTGTGCGGCGGCATATGCAATCAGAGCCTCCCGCTGGTCTGCCAGGGACAGGCCGTGCTTCGCCTGTTCTTCGGTCGATACCCTGATGTACAGTGCTACACGGATGCGTAGATTATTTGGTAGAGTGACCACTATTTTTTGGCACATGTTATCCCCTCCAAAATCCATAGTTGGCACAATGGATGTCAACCCAAACGCACCAGACAAAAAGCCCGATAATCAATAGTGACAAACCGAGTATGATCCACCTGTATAGCTTCACGGAGTGCCAAAGATTGCACAGTTCTGTGTCCATCAGGCCGATGGTCTGCCGTTTGTTCTCAAGGCGGTGTTCTAGTCCGTCCTTTTCCGCTTGCAACGTTTCCTCACTGGCCGTCAGATGATCTCCGATGCCGTAAAATGCATCCAGCGACACGCCAAGGACGGCGCATATTGGCCCAACCGTGGAGATATAGGGGGCCTTGGAAGCATGGGTAAAGAAATTGTTGACGGTAGACGGCGGAATCCCCGATGCTTCAGCTATGTCCTGAATGGTCATACCCAAAGCGTTACGTTTCGCCTTACAAACTTCCTGAATTGTCATAAAAAGTGCCTCCTTACCCCCAAAATCAAAATATGGGTAAAGGCGGCACAAACTTTTAAACGGCTGAAAATGCCAAAAACCAAGCTTTGGGACTTGCCCACCCAACCCTGTTTTTGCTACGCTTTGATTACGGCAAGCCGACGTCCCCCGGCTTGCTTCCGGCTCCGCCGTTTGTTGCAGAGGCGGCGGGGCCGGGTTTTTCACTTACTTTATTTCCCAAGAGTTTCCGCAATTCTGGCAAAGGCAAATCTTTTGATTTTTTACAACGGTCTTTTCGCCACCTTTGCTTTTCTTCCACACGAGATTAGACATGCCAAGGGTTGATACCGCCATCAAGCCGCGAGCAGCATTGTTGATATGGCCTCCGATACCGTTCCCGTGCTTTTTGGTTTTACTTGACACTTGCCCCATAGAGATTGTTACATTTTCGCTTCCGCAATTAGGGCAAACCATAGTAAAGCTCCTTTCATTCTTTTATATGCGTATATGTAAATATTCAATATGCGCGGTCAACCGTCATGCCCCCATATCTTGCGGTTGCAAAATCATGGTGGTGTGCTATAATAATCGAACAGACGTTCTATTCACAAATGATGAACGGAGGATACATAGATGTTGGATTTACCGGCAAACTGTGATATAATGGCAACAGAACAGCTTGAAGAAATTCGCAACAAACTGATGCATGCCGTACTGCTTTTGCCGCAAGAGGAACAGGTAGAATTGCTGCGAATGATTAAAGGAGGAAACGATGGTGTATAATCAATTGTGGTATGAAAATCCCAACGTCCTTAAAGCCGTAAACGCGTGTCTCAACGTATTAGAAGCGTCTGGCATTTCGGCGGAATGCGCTACACTTGTTCCGGGCTGTTTGGCGGAGGCTATTAAATGCAGCAATTATGAAACGCTAAAGCAAGGAGCATTCAAGAGCGCTCCCATTTCTGTAACCGCCAATAATGACGGCGGGTACAGTATTATGCCTGAAAGCCTGCAATGTATTGATTTACTATGGCCGAAGTGATGCCCTTTGCCACCGTTTCAATTACCGATAGAGATATTGACTTTAAGGATTTTAAAACAGCGTTTGTTTTTGCCCAGCTTTCTTTTCCCCCGATGTTTGCGATAAAGTCATGGCCTTTTGGCGTGATGTGATAAATTGTATTCAAGTAAAAGTATCCAAACATTTCGCTTGTTGCAAAGGAAAAATCTGTTTTTAAGTATCCGCTTTCTGAAAGCTGTACAACATGATATATGATCTCTTCTCTTGAATAGTTGCCAGAAAGCAAGCGCACCAAACAGGGAATGCTGACATAGCTAAATTTTCTTAGCCCATTTGGATTTTCAATCGCAGTTTCAACGGAAATACGATCTTCGACCAAAAGCATAATATCCCGCAAGCAATCTGGGTTCAGTTTCATTCCGTGCCCCTCTTGCTTTTCAGATACCCGATATACCGGCAGACTTCCGCCAGTTCGGCGGGTGTCGCGTCCCGGATATAATCTAATATTTCCTGCGCTTCCGCACTCACACCCTCGATCTTCGGATCGGGGGTTTCTTTTGCGCCATTTTCCAGCAGCCCAATTACCCTCTCAATATCCACCGGTTCCGTGAGGATTTCCTCCGGCTCTACGCCGAGCAAAGTACACATCTTCGCGGCTTCTTCTGGGGATGGGAGATTTTTCCCACGCCTTACTTCACTTAACCATCTCTTGTGTTTCCCGATCATTTTCGAAAATGATGCTTCGCTCCAGCTTTTAGCCGAAACTTTTTCTGCTATCGAATCTACGTTTGGTTGGACTGTATCTCTTTTTGGCATATCTACTCCTGAATAAATCGTAATGCAGCAGCGTGTAAGTCATGCTCAAATTTTTCGTTTTCAACAGATATCCGTCTATTCCGTTTGTGCTTGTTGTTCTTGATTACGTCAATTTTTCTTTTCTTTATTTTATTGATTCTCTCTGCAAAATACTTGTTGTTTAATCCGCCACGGCGAATCGCCTTTTTTAACCAAAATATGGCGTTGTCAAATTCCCACTCTTGCTCGTATAACTTGGAAAACATATTGCATGTAAACGCAAAGTTTAATGATGCAAATTTGTCTAAAACTGTGAATGGTATCTTCTCTATTGATTCCTCGAAAGCACCAATCGCCGCAAGTCTAAAATCTGCGCCCTTGCAAGCAAGGGCATAAGCCACTGCAAATTTATCAAAATCAGATTTCGAATTTCTATACTTTGTTGCTGCGATTTCAAAAAGGACATATCGCGGTTTGTATGTTATTACATATGCCTCATTTACAAGCCCCAAAGCCTGATATTTCGCAGGGTACTTTGTTTTAACGATGGATAGCACTTCTCTAATGACATCCACCTCATGTGGCGAAAAACGGGTTAAATCATACTTTCTGTTTACCGCAATAATACTTTGCGACGAATCTTGTTCATACTGTTCTGGATAATAAACATATGGGTTACCCAGACCTTTAGGCCGTGCAAGAATTAAGTCAATATCTAAAAACATA